CTAAACAGCTCCTTCAAACAAGTCCTACAGGAGTAGCTATGTCTGCTGCATTTCAACATGCTACGGGTATACCTACATTAGGTAATGTTAATAGTTCTTGGATTGGTGGAAAATTCTCTCCTAATTATTTTCAAACAGATGATCTATTTGATGAAGCAAATAATGTAACACTCTACGATATTGTCATGAATGAAGGACGCAATCTATTTGATTGATGACCTACACCATATAAATACTAGATAGCCTAATGATGCTATTAGTACTACTGGAATTAATATAATAGATCCAATTAATACAAATAAAGCTATTGCAATAACCAGGCTTGCAATCAGGATACTTTTTATATTCAGTCCGATTGAATAAGGTATCTCCTGATTACGATTATTAAACCTGCGGTGCATTTCATTATGATCGCTTACTTCTTTAGCTAATTGTATAGTTTTTAGAAAAGCGTCCCTATCTGCCTTTTTCATGAAAATAGTGAGTTAATGTTAGATAAATCGTCAGTTTTAGGAATTTTGGCCTCGTCAGATGCCGCTGAGTCCACTATCTCTTCCTCCTTGACCTCTACCCTCTCGGTATTTTGAGCTTCCTCGGCTAGTTCTTTACTAGCTGCAGCCATTCCTTCAGCAGCTATTTTATCTATACGATTCTTTTTGATAGCAGCTTCTTTAGTTTTATTTTCAGTAGTTGCGTCTATCTGAACTAGTGCTTTAGCTTCTCCTTTTTCTTCAGGAGTTAATTGACGTCCTTTTTCTTTTTCTAGTTTATGTAGAGCCATCTCTTCTGTAGTACGACGTCTTCCTGGTTTAGAATCAAATTCCCATTTAGAAGCTTCACCTTTACTTGTCATACGTTTAGTATTAACAGTAACCTCTACTGTTTCATTAGGTACATTATTAATAACAAGATTTTCTCTAATAAAGCTACGTACTTCTTCGCGTACAATAGCCTCTATATCTATATTCATACTTTCTCCTTATAATGTAATCCATAGTAAGCAATCATTAAAGAGTCCGATCTTCCATCAAGTAAGCCTCCTTGTTTACCATGTAGTTCAGCTTGTGGATACAAGTACTGAGCTATCTTAGCTACTTGCTGTTTAATAGCTTTAGCTCTTGTGTATTTCCCTGAGCTTTTAACAGTTACTCCTATGTATTTTTGCCATACTTGAGCAACTACTAATTTAGCTTCTTGGCCATGTGTAGCAATTTCAGCAATAGCATGTGCTTTACCAACACTACGCCCCATGCCAAAATTAGATTTAGCAGTCATACCAGGGAATCCATGAATATTTTCTATCCAAACTACGTCTGGTTTTTGGGTATGAAGCCATTTAGATGCGTCAAATGTAGTAGTTTTAGCTAGATCTAACAGAGCTATGTATGCTGGATCCTTATTATCCAACACACATATTGCTCCATTAGCTCCAGGGTCTATCCCGCAGACTCTCATTAAATTGGAGGATCATCTGTTTGGAATAGTGAATCTTTAGATGTGTCTGTAGATGCACTCCCCATAATATCAGCAGCAGAATTACCGCCTTTACTTTTGGTGGATTTATCGATAACTGTGCCTGTATTCTTCTGAGCCCATTTATCAAACTTAGTAGCAGCTTCTTTACCAGTAATTTCTTCAGCAGTTTTGCCTTCGGTATTACCAAAGAATTTACATTGGTTTACAGTACGAGATGTACCCGTAGATACATATTCGCCCTTTTCGTTCTTAGCTTGTTTATCTTCAATTACTTGATGAACAGCTACTTTAACGGTTTTACCAATTAAACTCGTTATTACTGGTCTTTCAGTAGGCATCTCTTTCTTATGCTCTGGATTCCACACCTTAACAGTTTTCTTTTCTGCAGAATCCATACATTTAGGCAGACGATCACCTGTGACAGCTACGCACATGGAGTTTGCAACTGAATATCCGGGGAGAGGATAGTCTTTACCATCCTTTGTATAAAAGGTTTTATTACCTTTAGCCTTACCGGATTTAACCCAGAAGCTTTCTCTGAGTTCTGCAAAATTTCCACTATTCTTTTCAAGAATAATGTTGAAGCTTACGGCTTCAGTTTTGGACTGGTTAAGATACACCATCTTAATGGTGGCATCATATACCCCAGATTCCCATGCAAATCCACCGCCTGTTCCTTCTATAGACTGTGTTTCTACATTTTTAGGAAGTTCCCATTCACTCATAAGTTATATCCTTTCGTTTTGAGTGTTTAAATAAATAGCTATAAATTAGCCGTTATTATTAGCTTGAGCTTTTTGTTGAACAAGATACTCATCTAATACTTTAGTGAATTCTTTAACAGACATGCCTGGTTGTCTTTTTAAAGTTGCAGCAGCAATTTCTTGTACTACACCAATACCTACTTCTGTAGCAGCATGTACCATTTTATTGATTAGGACAACTCGTTGTGGATCTATCCTATCTCGTGCATTATCTGTAATTTCATCATTACCTGGATGACTCATACTCCTCCTTATTTATAATATTCATGAAGTCGATTAATTACATTTTGTAAATTATTATCTATATAAGTTTCTTTTGGTTCCCACATTCCCATAGGACTTCGTACTCTTTCATTTACTGTGTCTTTAGTTAATCTAGTTTGATATACATACTTAAATCCTAGATCTTTTTCTTCTTCTGTAATTTTATATAATTTAGACTTAGCAACTTTATCGTCTAATTTTTCTAAAGACATTTTCTTAGTAGATATTACAGTACTAAAGAAGCTTTCTATTCCTACGTTCATTAGAGATCCCTTAACCTTAACTACAGTCTCATTTATCATTTCGGATTCGTTAAGAATGTCAGTAGTATGAGCTAAGAACACCACATTTTTAGTAGATTTAGCTACTATTTGAGACATTAATTGTTTCATGTATTGGGCGTATTCTCCCCATGCCGTTCTAGAATCGGTAGAAGGGATAACTCTGGTACTCTCAAACATATCCATAAGGTATGTAAGAGTATCTACAACAATAGTGTGTACTTCAGCCATCTTTTCTGCTTCACCAAATGCCTGATATACTTGGTCTGTATTTGTTATAGTTAGTTCTTTAAATTTTGTTTTAAATGGTAATTTTTTCCCATTCTCACAATTTAAATACATTACTCCTTCTGGCTTATCCATAGCCATTAAGCTAGCGCTTTTACCAGAACTGGATTTACCTGAAACCAATACTAGATGATTATTAATCATTTATTATTTCTCCTTTGCCATTCTTTTAGACCTTCTTTTAAACCTAAAGGTCTTTTCTTCTCTTTAATTGATTTCTGCATTTTTATAACTGTCTTTGGTGAATTTACAGCGTTAACCATTCCCATAATTGTTGTAGTTGTGTTATGAGTTACTTTATCTTTTGCAGATAATTTGTAATATTTAGTTGATGCTAAACTTGATATTACGGCTTTGCTTTTTCTAACCATTTGTTGATGAGCTCTAGCGCTTTTAGCAATTTTTTCTGCGTCAGTCATACGTTGTATACCGACATTATGAATAGCTTTAAACTCTATTCCGTATCCTTCTCGGACAATTTTTCTAGCACTAGTTAAAAAATTATTTTTGTCCCCATGATGAGAACAATCTCCCATTGCTGGTATAGATAACTCTTCATAAGTAATTCTTTTTGTTTCTGTTGCTTTTAACAGAAATTGAATTAACTGCTGAGTTTCTATAGTTCTGTGAAACTTTTCATTTTTTGGGTTAATTTCAAGACTCATGTTTCCTCCTTTGATCATTGAGTTGTTGAACTTGTTCTTCGAGATCCCAAACTTGTTTTTCAAGTTCTTTGATTTTTTCTTCAGATTGATCATCGAATATCCTGTCCCAGGTATTACCACATACCTCCCATAATGAAGAAAAAGCTTCTTTTACTTGTGTTTGGTCTTTATCTGGTATACCAAAACCCATGTTATTTCCCCCTTTTTTGAAATTCTTTACTAATTGATTTAACTATACTGTTTCTAAATTGCTCTTCAGGCAATGGTGCATCTAAAGAATTATTAAATTCCTCTAGTTTTTCTACTATGTCACCTAATGCCCAGTCAGCATCAATTAACACCATACCAAATCTGTATAGGTGATTAGCTCTGTTGCCTTTGGCTGTATGAGTTTTAAACCACCGCTCAATATTACCGGCACCAGTAGCACTGATCTGTGCCTTTGTTTCGTCAGATCGTTTAGTTTCTGGAATAAACATAGTGGCGTCTATAGTATTTCCTTTGTTGTATTCATACTGTCCTGGGTGCCCAGCCCATTTTCTAGCAATATCTTTAGCACCTTCATCTACAGGAAATGGTAACCATTCAAATACATTCATCATGAATTTAGAGTATTCTCCGGTAGTTAATTTGAGTTGGTGAGATATAGGTA